GCCACGTTGATGCTCGGCGAAAATCACGCCACGTTCCTCGCTGTTGAGGTGCTTACTTTTTCTGTCCATCGCAACATCCTATGCCCTGCGGGCTTCAGGTGTTGCACTTGAAACTTGAGCCTAAGGGATGCCAACAGATATACTCTGGCGCAGCAACCGCCATTACGACTTTGCAAAGCCCGCTCCCTGCGCATTGCGGCACATTCGATACCTTCACCACCTATGGCGGGCCCGCGAACCTGCTTGAGACCGCCAACACCATTGGCCTGCCGCTCTATGCCCGCCAGATGATCGACGCCAAGGGCCGCTGGATCGACCTGATGACGGAAGGATCAATCCTGCCGGTCAACAAGCGTCCCCGCCTCGCGATCCGGCTGCACAGCTCTAACTGAGGTAGTGGACCATGTCCGCATTCGCAGCCGTGATCGACGGTCTCTTCCGCGATCCTCACATCGCCCGAGATGCCGTCTACATCTCAGACGGCGGCACCCCTCGCCTCATCCGCGTGGTCACGCGCCACGCCGACGATGTGACCAGCTTCGGCGGTGCGCGGCTCTGGTCTGAGACCACCCGACTGGACCTGCGTGTGGCAGAGGTACCAACCCCGCGCCCAGGGGACCGCATTGAGGTCGACGGCGAAGGGTTCCTTATTCAGGGGGAGCCTGCGCGGGACACGGAGCGGCTGGTCTGGACTGTGGATCTGCGGCCCGCATGAAGCTGAAGCTGAACATCACCCCCGACATCGTTGCCATGATGGCCGCAGAGGTTGCGGCAGGCGAACGCGCCGTGAGCGCCGCCATGCGCGAGGCTGGGACTGAGCTGAAGACAGCCTGGCGCGGCCAGATCACTGGCGCGGGACTTGGGCGGCGGCTTGCGAATTCCATCCGAAGCCAGACCTATCCGAAAGTCGGCGACAGTCTGAATGCCGCCGCACTGGTTTGGTCCAAGGCCCCCAAGATTATTGGTGCGCATGATACCGGTCCGTTGATCCGATCAAAGAATGGCTTTTGGCTGGCGATCCCGACTGAGGCGGCAGGACGCGGGTTGCGTGGCAGACGCATCACTCCAGCAGAATGGGAGCGGCGGCGCGGTCTGCGCCTACAGTTTGTTTATCGCCGGACGGGGCCGAGCCTGCTGGTGGCGGAGGGGCGGTTGAACACCAAGGGTCAGGCCGTGGTGTCGCGCTCGAAGACCGGACGCGGAGCGGTGACCGCACCGATCTTTCTGTTGGTACCGCAGGTCAAGCTGCCGAAGCGACTGGATCTAGCGCAGGATGCAGGCCGGGCGGTGGACAGCTTGCCGGGGCTGATCGTGGCGAAGTGGGTGGAAACCCGGTTCTGACGACGGCGGTCGACATGCTGCCTTTGTTGGCATATATTGCCAACAATCTGCAAGGAGGCGCCCATGGCTACGCGAAACGTTGTTCTTACCGACCCGCAATCCGACCTTGTCGACCGGCTGGTCGCGTTGGGACGCTACCAGAACGCATCCGAGGCGCTGCGGGCAGGACTGCGCCTGCTGGAGCGAGAGGAAAGCGAGCTGAGCGCGTTGCGCGACCGGCTGAGTACCAGTCTCGATGAGGCCCGCCGGGGTGATCTCGCGGAGGGCTTGGGTGAGGACGCCATCCGTCGAGCCTTCTCTGGGGCCCGGACAGCGTCCTGATGTCGAAGCCGTGGCGGCTGACACGGGCGGCGGAAGCCTCTCTGATCGATATCGCGCGCTGGACAGTTGATACCTTTGGGCCACGACAGGCCGATGCATATGAAGAGGATCTGATTGCGACATGCCGTGACATCGCGGCAGGTAGAGCCTTATCGCAGGATTGCCGCCGCCTGATCGATCTGGGCCTAGCCGAGGATTCGCGTTTTTCGCGCTGCGGTCAGCATTTCATCGTGTTTGTCGAGGATCGGGATCAGGTGATCATCATTGATTTCCTGCACAGCCGATCAGACTTGCCGGGAAAGCTGGCAGCGTTGCAGGGTCCGAGATCTGACCGCAACCGTTAAGACCTTCGGGTCCCATACGACCCGGAGCCCGACAATGCCCCCCTCCCGCGAAACCATCCTCACCGCGCTGCACGCGCGGCTCTCGGCGCTGCCCGCCACGGCCCTACGCGGAGACGTGTTGCCAGAGCGCGTCCCGGCTGCTGGCCTCCTGATCCTGCGCGACGGTGAACCGGGGGACCCCGAAGTCACGCTGTCGCCGCTCCGCTACCACTATCAGCACCGCGCCGAGATCGAGGCGGTCGTGCAAGGCGCCGACCGTGACGCCACTTTCGACACACTGACGGCCAGCATCGGGACAGCAATTGCTGTTGACCGCACCCTGGGCGGCCTTTGCGACTGGGTTGAGGCGGAAGCACCGCGCCCGGTCGATCTGCCGGTCGAGGGTGCGGCCAGCCTAAAGGCCGCCGTCATTCCGGTGGTGCTGCACTACACCACGGCCGACCCGCTCGGCTGATCCCGACAATCCAAGGAGAATCTACCATGGCACGAGCCCAAGGGGCGCGGGCGCAGATGGCGCTTGCGTTCGAGACAACCTATGGCACGCCGCCCGCGAGCGGCTTTACAAAGATGCCCTTTGCCAGCACCTCGCTCGGCGCAGAGCAACCGCTTCTGAATTCGGAGCTTCTGGGCTACGGTCGCGATCCGCTGGCACCGATCAAAGATGCGGTGACGGCTGACGGCGATGTTGTCGTGCCGCTAGACGCCGAGGCCTTTGGCTTCTGGCTCAAGGCGGCGTTTGGCGCACCTGCCACCACCGGCACCGGTCCTTGGACCCATGAGTTTCAGTCGGGTGCTTGGACCCTGCCGAGTATGTCGATTGAGACTGGTATGCCCGAGGTGCCGCGTTTCGCGATGTATGCCGGCTGCATGCTCGATCAGATCAGCTGGCAGATGCAGCGCTCGGGCTTACTGACCGCAACGGCGCGACTGGTGGCACAAGGCGAGACGGTCGCCACGACCACCAGCGCGTTCGGTGATCCAGCCTCGCCGCCGTCCGATCTGGCATTACAGCGCTTTGGCCATTTCAACGGGGCGATCACCCGCAACGGCTCTGCGCTCGGCAATGTGGTCTCGGTCGATATCAGCTATTCCAACACTCTCGACCGGATCGAGACCATCCGCTCTGATGGACGTATCGACGGGGCGGATCCGTCCATCGCAGCACTGACCGGCTCTATTGAGGTGCGCTTTGCAGACCAGAGCCTGGTGACACAAGCGATCAACGGCGATCCTTGCGCGCTTGAGTTTGCCTATGTGTTGCCCTCAGGCCAGAGTTTCACCTTCGCCGTTCATGCCGTCTATCTGCCGCGCCCCCGGATCGAGATTTCTGGACCGCAAGGCGTGCAAGCGAGTTTTGACTGGCAAGCCGCGCGCGACAGCAGCCTCGGTCGGATGTGCACCGCGACCCTCGTGAACTCTGTGGAGACCTACTGATGCTGACGCTTGATCTGACAAACACGCCCCGGTGGTATGATCTGGCACCCGGGGTCCGGGTACAGCTGCGCCCGCTGACCACGGCACTCATGGTGGCGACCCGCAGTGATCCGGTCGTGGAAGCTGTGCCCGATGGCGCATCTGACGAGGCGCGCGCCGTCGCCTTTGCCAAGGCGCTGGGACGGCGGGCCGTTCTCACTTGGGAGGGCATTGGCAATGCGGACGGCAATCCCATCGACCCCAGCCCCGAGGCCATGGACGCGCTTCTCGACATCTAGCCCATCTTCGAGGCCTTCCAGCTGATTTACGTTTCCAAAGGCCTGCTGCTGGAACAGGAAAAAAACGTCTCCGCGCCCTTGCCGAATGGTCCTTCGGCGGGGGCGAGCGCTACTGCGAAGCCTGCGCGCAAGCCTGCCCGGACTGCCCGGCGCGGCTGAACCGCCCCGTCACCTTTGAGGGCTGGCAAATCTGGGATCTGGTCGCTCGTCTCGGTGACGCGCTTGATATCCCGCCCTTGGTCATGGCCGAACTTCTACCCCTCGTTGAGGCGGTGATGGTCACCAAACTCAACGAACAGATGGAGCATTCCCATGGCTGAGAAGCGCGTTTCTGTCCGCCTTGCGGCCATCGGCGGACGGCAAGTGCGCGCCGAGTTGGAAGGCGTGGGCGAAGCCGGATCGCGCGGGTTTGGACGTCTCAGCCGGGAGATGGAGGCGGCTAACACCCGGCTTGCGGCATTCTCGCGGCGCGTGCGGGTTGCCGCTGTCGCAGCAGTGGCGGCGACTGCGGCCGCCGGGGTCGCCATGGTTCGCTCGGGTCTTCAGACGGTCGATGCGCAGGCCAAGCTCGCCGCTTCCCTCGCCACCACGGTTGCCTCAATCCAGACGCTGGAGCGCGCAGGCGATCTGGCGGGCGTCTCCATGGGGCAGGTCGAACAGGCAGCCCTGCAGCTGACGCGGCGGCTCAGCCAAGCCGCGGCGGGCACTGGACCAGCGGTCGATGCACTGGAGCGGCTGCAGGTCTCGGCCTCAGAACTGCAAGCGCTCCCGCTGGATCAACGCATCGCCCTGATCCAAGACCGGTTGGCAGAGTTTGTCCCTGAAGCCGAGCGGGCAGCGCTTGCCTCTCAGCTCTTTGGGGACCGGGCCGGTTTGGTGTTCACGCGGATCGATACCGCGACCTTGCGCCAGGCGACAGACGACGTGCGGGATTTCGGGGTCGTGGTCTCCGATCAGGATGCCGCCCAGATCGAGCGCACCAACGATGCGATCTCCCGGCTTGGCCTGATCTGGCGCGGCCTGTCGAACCAACTGGCCGTTGCTGCAGCCCCGGCGCTTGAAGCTGTCGCTGATGCCATGGCGGCGGTGGCCAACCGCACCGGTCCGCTCGGCATCGCCATTCGCGGCCTCTTTGACAACATTGGCCGCCTGATCACCTACGCTGGCACGCTCGCGGGCCTTCTGGCTGGGCGCTGGGTGGCAGGGATGGCCGTTGCCGCTCTGTCAGTGCGCGGTCTTGCAATGGCGCTTGTGGTGATGTGCGCAGCCCTCATCCGCACCGGCATAGGCGCGCTGGTCGTCGGCGCAGGCGAGCTGGTCCATCAGTTTACGCGCCTTGTTTCCGGCGCAGGCGGCTTTGGCAACGCCATGGCCCTTCTGGGTGGTGTTGCAGCCGAGGTTTGGGACCGCATTAAACTGGGGGCTGCCAGCTTTGCAGCCTCTGCAATGGCGGCCTTTGCCAGCGTTGAGGCGGCCTCAGTGACCGCAATGCAGGGCGCGTTTGAGGGCGTCGTCGGCTTTGCCAATGGCGCGGTGAACAGTTTCGAGGGGGCGTTTGCGGCCATCAAGGCCGTCTGGGGTCTGTTGCCTGCTGCCATCGGCGATCTGGCGTTTCAGGCGGCTAACAGTCTGGTCTCTGGCGTCGAGGCAATGCTGAACGGTGTCACTTCCCGCATCAACGGCTTTCTCGGCGGGCTGAACACCGGGCTTGAAGCGCTTGGCGTAGACAGGCGGATTGGCCTGATTGCCGATCTCGATCTGGGAGAGCTTGAGAACCGCTTTGCAGGTGCTGCGCGCCAGACGGCCAGTGCGGCACAAGATGCATTCGCCAGCGCGTTTGCGGACAATCCACTGGCCGTTCCAGATCTGGGGCTGACCGGAGCCGCCAGGGACGCCGCCGCCTCTGCTGAGGCCTGGAGGCAGACAGCTGCCACCCTTGCCCACAGTCCCATCCAGCCCTCGCAGATATGGCCTATGACTACATCATGCCGCCATCGATTTTGTCTTCGCCGGCTTGCGCCGCATAAATCGAGGTATACCCGCCGGACCAATCAGGGGGGATCTGACACGGTCGCGGGTCGTGATGTGCCCATGTGA